TCCACCGCCCCACGTCGGGTATGAGCGCAAACGCCGTTTATACCCTGCCATTGTCGACGGCCACGTTCGCTACGACCTCCCTTTCCGAAACTCTTACGAACAAGAATTTAAAGAGTTCAACGAACCTGATCACGGGTGCGAAAGCGGACAGTCTTCTCACCGAAACGGGAAGCAATACCGTAACGTTTCCAGCCGCCGGTGGAACCTTATCCACGCTTGCTGGAAGCGAAACGATCACAAACAAAAACCTGCAAAGCGCAACAAATAATATAACCGGGGCTACCGCAACAAGCCTTACGAATGGCGGTACTGTTACGCTTCCAAGCGGCAACGTTACTGTCGTCGCTCGCAACACGACGGACACGTTAACGAACAAGACGATTCAAAGTTCAAGCTTTGATGGAGGTACGGCTTCGTCAACTCAGTTCATCACACTTCCGGGAGCAACTCTTTCAACATTGCAAGGCTTGTCGCGCACTGCCGGAAAACTCTACTACGCGACCGACACCACCCTGGTTTATTACGACAATGGTTCGGTGCTTTCCCCAGTGGGTTCGGGTAGTGGGAGTGGAAGCAAAAACTACATTGTCAATGACGGTGTGGAGACGGATTTAACGGGGTACGCGACCTATGCAGACGCGGCGGCAACAACACCTGTAGACGGCACGGGTGGAAGTGCCACAACGTTAACAGCAACGCGCACGACAACCGGGGCGGAAATTCTTGACGGGACCGCATCTTACAAACTTGTAAAAAGTGCGGCGAATGGCCAGGGGCAAGGTTTCTCATACGATTTCACAATTGATAATGGCTACACTGCCGCACCCCAATCGCTTTATGCGTTAATCAATACAAACTCTGCTAACTATGTTGCTGGAGATATTGTTGCTTGCGTTTATGATGTTACAGCTTCTTCCTTCGTTGTGCTTTCGGGTGCTACGGTTGGTAACTGTGTTCCCGTACCCAAAGCCGATAAGCAACAGTTTCGGGTTAGCTTTAATCCGAACGTAAGCACTAGCACAAGTTATCGTTTAATCTTCCACGTAAGCACAACGAACGCGACAACCTACACAGCATTTTTTGACAAACTGACTGTGACACCGATCGTGCTTCCTGTTGGCCCTGTTATGGGCGACTGGGTTGAAGCCGGTGCAACGGTAATTACTGGAAACGGGACAAGTCCAACAAAGGGAACTGTAAAAGTTGATAAGGTAACGTATCGTCGTGTTGGCGACAGTGCTGAAATTAGAATGAACTACTTGCAACAAGGTGCCGGTTCGGCCGGAACAAGTACTATTTATTATTTTGCTATCCCTTCGGTTATCGGCGTTGCTGATATGAACTATCACTATGGGCCAGGAACCCCCGTCATTACCGACTACGACGATGAAACATCACACATTGGAACGTGCAGTGTTCGTGACGGTTCACTTTCGCCGATTCGACAAGTGGGAAAAGCTTACTTAGTAAGTTCGTCTTTAATTGGTTGTGACTTACAAAGCACAAACTTAGGGAATGCGGCGGGCGCACTTTCAACAGCACGGATTGCAATTGGTTTTGAAATTAAAATTAAAGTTGCTTCTTGGGCTGGTTCGGCAAATATCGTTAACGGTCCGAACATTGAGTATGCGTGTAATAGTTCGGTTACTGATGCGAACGATACATCGTCATTTTCAAATGATCCAAATGGTTGTGCGTTTCCTAACGTTTCAGGCGGAACACGAAACAAACAGATACGGTTTTTATATGCCGCACAACCTGGCGATAAGCATATTCTTGAAGTAACCATAGGCGGTCCTGACCAATGGAAACCAGCGGCTTCAACAATGTTCGGTGTTTTGTCTAATACGACAGGTTTTTCGATAGCTGACAAAGTTAGTGCTACTGATTTTAATATTGTATTTGCTCCGAATGGTACCGCGACTGCGCCAGGATACGGAACAGAAGCATGGTCTACTTGGTCTAGTTCTCCAACGAACTTCCGTTGGCGTGTTCGTAAAGAATCCGGTGTAGCTGCGACTGCATATGCTGCCGCAACAGCAACGAGTGATGGTTTCGTTTCACCAAGTACTCAAACTTTCGGTGGGCTTAAGACTTTTGCCGGTGGTGAATCTTCAGTCGAGTACGTTGGAACGAACCCCGAGCCAGGTGGGTCGAGCCCATTCCAACTTACGGCCGCCCACAAGCGCGTGCAAAACATTAGTCCAACTGGGACAACAATTGTTCGTTTGCCGACAACAGATATTCTCGCTGGCGAGACGGTCGAAATTATTAGCCGAACAACGGCTTTTGGTACAACGATTCAAGCTTCGAACGGATCAGAAATCACAAAGGCCAATGGGTCGAATATGACTCCCGGTGGATTTGCTGACGGCAGAATTAAATTGCAGGCGTTGCAGGACACACCAACCACGCCAGCACACTGGCGCGTGCTTGATTTTTACAGAAATTATGAAGATTTGGCGTTAGGTGTCTCTGGGCTTGGCTTAGGTTCAGGTGCTACGGCAACACTTCGGGCAACGCGCAGTAACAACATTGTAACCGCTATGTTTGTTGCGACGACTGGTAGCGGACCAACGGCAACAAACTTTTCATTTACGGGCATTGTTCCAACATCGTTTCGTCCTGTTGTAAATGCTGCCGTGCCAGCGTTACTTTATGACTCAGGCGGAGATTTCTTTTATCAATGCACATTTGCCACTAACGGAAACGTCACAGTTACAAATGGGACAATTTCTACGGGATATTCGTCAGGAACCACTCTTAGTGCAGGCACACCCTATAGCTGCACACAAAGCTATTTGGTGGAATAAGTTTACCCTGTAAGCAAAAACAAACCTTGCCCGGGCGCTAAAAGCATGCCGGGCTTTTTCGTGGAAAATACTATTAATGGTACAGAATCCATACTATTAATAGTATGCTTTTTTATAATACATCAAGGAGGTATCTATGAGACTTGTTAGCATTCTACTTGGATTTTTATTTATACATCTAACGGCATGTGGCAAAAAGTCACGCGCCGACGAGGCACCGCGCGACCCTTCCCCCCTGGAAACTTCGCGCCTTGGCATCGAACTTTGGGCCGAAAAATGCCAGGGTGGGGCGGCTAAAAAGGATTGTGGCGATGGGGATTCGACGCTTTGGAACGGACTGCTTTGTGCGAGTGGGGAAGCTTTTGCTTGTGACGCAGTCAGGGCAAGCCAAGACGAAAGCGGGCGGGTGTGGCGCAGCCCGCGGCTGAAGGGAATCGATCCTAAAAATACCTTTTCGCGTGACATGGGAATGGGCACGCTTGCTTACCTTGCAAAGTCGAAAAATAAAGATTTTGGTGAAAAGTGGACGGCGTTCATTAATTCCAACAAGGGCTTGTGTGAAAAAGAAAATGAAAATTGCGGCGTAACGTCCACGTTCTTTTGGGCTTACAACAACGTTGCCGAGCACGTTGGCTTTAGCAAACTGAAAACGTCCGTTATCTTCGGCTTTGCTGACACCTCAATTGACGATGCGTTTTTGGTTGTTCAAGCAAACAACACGCCGTCCGGGTACCAAACCCACTTGGTTGGCGTTCACGTTTACCTGCGCCTTTTGGAAGGCAAGTGGAACGACGCCCTGCAGGTTGCAGCCGACGTGCTTCACAAGCGCGAGCCGCAAAACATTTTTTTCGAATACCTGTCGAAAGGTAAGAGCCAAAGTTTAGCTACTAAACTCGAAGATCGTTTGCCGTTTGGTCCGAATCCTGGTCGCAGCCAGTGGTGTTGGGAACGAACGGATTCTGAAAATGCGTGCAAGGATTCAATGGGCTGGGATTTCATCTTCGCAATTAACCTTATGTTAAAATAATATTTTCACGCCAAGGAGGGCATGGAGTTTATGTATACAAAAACTACGAAAACTACGTTTATTTTTCTTTTGTTGTTTTTTTTAGGTGCATGCAGCACGCCGGTTTTACGTGATGACGTTGCAGGCGATGGCAAAGGGTACGATGCCTTTAACGCAAACTATCCTTCAGCTGAATTGTATGTAAAAGGAAAGCTGTTTAACGGCTTGGCATTCGCATACCTTCCCGCAGGCCAGCCTTTAAGTTCATTAAAGTTTGGGATTCAGGCTTATTTCAACGGGACGATGCGCATCGTTTCAAATTCGCAGTGCCCGAACCGGATCGACATAACCGTAAATTATTCGGACAACGCATACCTGGAACCAAGCCTGCCGGGCGTTGCTTCAAAGGACTGCCTGTTTGAAGTCGTCGTTAGCCCAACGCTTCCGGAAGGAACGCATGCAACATTTCCCGTGCGCAGTTTTAAGGGCGTGTTGGTTGTAACGCCCGTTGCCGAACAGTCTGTCATTACGAAAGTGGAACAGGGCCGCGACGCTACCGCGGAATTTCCGGTTAACGTTCCGGACGGATCGCAAGTGCAATTTGCATTTGTAAATGACAATTGTGGGGTTCGTAAATCGCTTAATATAACGGCGGCAGTAGGGCTTGCAAAAGTGAATGCTACGCAGCTTTTTAACGACGGTAAGGTTCCAGTAACATCCTGCCCAATTGCTTACGGCTATAAGGCTGGAAACGTCGTAACGAAGGGAACTTGGTTGCTTTGGGGTTACAAGGCCGGGTTCATGGCCTTACCTGAACCTGTCATAACTTTGGAAGACGGGAAATTTGCATTCCAAACGACCAGAAATGTTACAGTCGTTTCGGTCGATAGCAAAACGGAACTTGTGGACGATGACGGCAGGGCAAAGGTCGAAGGCGATCCGAGCAGGCCGCATTTGTTCAGGTTGTTAACGGTCGGCGGACGTAGCGCCTTTGGCCTTTATGTTCCAGGCACTCCAACTTTATGGCTTAAGTGAGGTTAAAAATGTGGCAAGGACTTTTGAAATTGATATCAAATCCGCAAGTATTCCTGGCATTATTAAAGGATTTCGGGAAGGTCATGGCGTTGATTCTGAAATGGTATATCCAGCGCGAAGCTGAAAAGATGGCTCGCAAAAGGGAACAAGAGCAGCACGAACGCGACCAGGCGAGTGCGCCGAAGGAAGCCGACCAGGCCGGAAATGGTTTGGAACAGGGCCGCGATTCAATTGACGACATGCTGAACGGCGGCGGAGGTCAAAAATGAAACTCTCGAAAAATTTGCTTTTGTTGGTAGTCAGCTTTTTTGTCCTGCAACTCATGCAGTCGTGCGCTTCCACGGCGGCGCGGCGTTGCAGCACATGGGAACCTGTAAATACGACGTATGCCTACGGTCTCGGGTGGATATACAAGGACGACAAATACAAATGTGTTGGGTTCAAACCGGAACTTGAATAGCCTAGCGGCGTTCAAGGCGCTTGATCCGCTCGATGATATTGGCTTGGTCAATGCGCAAATATTCTACGTCTTTTTGAAAGCCGACTTGCTGCAATTGAATATCATTTAGGGTGCGTTCAATGGCCTTCATGCTTGAAGTCATTTCGGTCATCTTGTCCTGAATTAAGTAAGTCATAATTGAAATACTTAGCCCAACCAAAACACTGACAATTTTAACAACCAAATTTTCGACCTTTTCAATCTTTTCATCGGTCATTGTTGGATGCCTCCGCTAAATTGTGCATCAACATGATGCTACGGGAAAACATCGCACAAATACAAGTGCAGAACATAGACAGGAAATGACGCACCCTGATACTATTTCACCGTGTTGAACCGCAGGGTCGCAGTTCACATGTCATCGTAAAAAACCACCATGGAAGGAACTCATTATGAGTAATGAAGTAGCAGCCGTTGCATCGAGCGAACAACCAGCAGTTATTGAAAGCCTAAAAGTAGAGCTAGAAGTCGGTAAGGAAACAAAGGAAGTTATTGACGCTCTGGTCGTGATTTTACAGGTTGCCAAGGAAAAGAATCCAGCCAAGATTTTGGAAAAAATGGACGTTCTCATGAAGGCAGTCGATGGCTTTAAGGAAGTCGGAGCTGAAGCAAAACTCTATTTGCCAGGTGAAGCTGGTTATTTAGTCAGTCAAATTTTAGGCGAACTAAAGGCAAAAGCTTAATTTTTTAGAGAACCAAAAAAATAAATATCGGCATCATTTCCTAACGGATTGGTGCCTTTTTCGTAAAAATTCATTTTCATTTAGAGGAAAACAAAATGGAAAAGATCACAAAACCGTATATTCGGACTGCTCCTTTTTCAACGAAGATTGGGCCGAATGGCTTCATTCCGCTGGTCACAAGTCTGATTGTTGATGGTGTTGTCATCGACAGCATTAATACGATTTCAGGACTTCCTGGTAAGGAATATCAAATCCTAAAGAGTGCTGCGCTTTCAAAATCAGGAAGTTATCAGCCGTTGCCTGAATGCTATTACAAGATTGGAAAAGAGGATTGGGAAGACGGAAAAGACAACTTCGGCGGTAAGGTTATTAACGACGGTATTGGCCCTGTTTGCCTCGCCTTAACTCCCACGTCCAAGTCTGGGCGTTCAGGAATTTTGGAACATCTGGATTGGAATAAAAAGCGTTCACCCGGAACTGCCGGATGCCTGGGTTATTTAACTGTTGAAGACATGAAAAAGCGTATTGAATGGCAGCGAAAATATGCGCCTGAAATTCACGTTGTGAACCACGGCCTGCATACGGTTGAAACATGGTTGAATGATGAAGGCCCATACCAACCAAAACCGCAAACCTCAACTGCATCTGATTCGCCAAAGCCTGAAATGGAAATCGTTTCCGGATGTCCTAATTTCAGTTCACGCGGAAGCAATAAAATTACGAAAATTGTAAATCACTATACCGTTTCACGTACGGCAGATTCTGCAATTTCCTGGTTCCTGAATCCGAAGGCGAAAGTTTCGGCGCACTATGTTATCGACCGTAACGGTGAAATTTACCAAGTCGTTGACCCTTCGAAAAAGGCTTGGCACTGCTACGGAAATAACGACACGACAATTGGAATTGAACACGTTGCATTGCAACATGAAGCGCTCACAAGTTCGCAGCTTGCGGCAAGCGTTGCCCTGCAAAAATGGCTCTTAGCTGAATACCATTTGAAGCCTGAAGCCATTGAAGGACACCGCTGGATGCCTCAAAACGTGGGCCACACTGACTGCCCAGGCTGGATATACGGCGAATGGACACGCGAAGCATTTGAAGCTTGGCGCCTTAAAAACTTCGGGGGCTAAAGTGATGCGGGCACGCGAACACGTAACGCGGTTCGGGAAAATCATGCTCCTGAAACTCAATGAACCGCGCAACCTTGCAAAAGGCTGGCCGGTTCAAGAGGACATGGATTTTTTGTTTCGTCGTTTAATGGATGAAGTTTTAGAACTTCACGAAGCGGTTAAATGCGGAAAGAGCGCGGGCGAAGTAGCTTTGGAAGCGGCGGACGTAGCTTGTTTTGCTATGTTCATCGCGGACGTTGCGGGCGGATTAGATAAGGTTGATTTGCGAAAGCACCTCACTGGAACGTCGTTCGCGGATGACTGAAATCATGACCGCGCAGGATTCGGCCATTCCCTGATCGCAAATGGCCTTTTCCTCTGAACCGCGAAAAAAAAGCTTGTCGTCAATGTCGATAACTTTTGCGACGCCGTCATCCAGGGCTTTAACCCGGTTTGAGGCGTCCATGATTTTAACGTTTCCTTCCTGCGAAAAAATTCTTTTGTATTCGAAAAAGAAAAACCTATCGATTTTAAACTTCAAACCAACCGCAGCGCACTCGCGGAAAAAACGCATGGCACGTGCAAGGTCATCGGTCCTGCCGAATGCCCACCTGTCTAAGTCCTGGTTGAACTTTTTCAGCTCTACGCTTGGGATTCTGATAGGCCGGCCGCGTTGGTAAATGGTCGAATACATATTGTTAACTGAAGGCGGAAGCGGCATTTCGGCCATGAACACAGTCTGGTTAGCGAGGTTTACTTTGATCATTTCGTGCCTTCACAAGTACGGAAAAATGAAATGCGTCGAGAGAGGGAAGCGAAAAGTAGCCTTGGACACTGACATAATCGACGCGGCCTGCGGTCTTAATTTTATTTACGTCCGTTATTCGGATGTCCTCTTTCGTCGACTTTTGAAGGATACTGTGGATGTGTTCCTTCCATTTCCGCTCCGCAATTTCCTGGTCCAACTTCGACATGGAACGTCCTCCAGAATGGTTGCAGCAGGGTTGCTGCTACGCCCATGCTAACAGGAACGGACAAAATTAAGGCAACGAACAATGCCAATTCTGCCTTTGAAGTTTTTGACGGTGGGCGAGGTACGGCCTTGCGATCTAGCTCATCCCATGCGGCTTCGAAGCTGCTGCGGTTGCCCGCCAAAAAAGATTTTTGCATGGCAATTTTTGCATCGTGCAGGTCGACGTATCTATTCGGGATCGACGGCGGGAGGTTCCCAGGTTTCGGTCGATCGCTCGGTCTCTGCATCTTCGGGCATGGAAACCATCCGGTCATCTTCGTATCTCCTCGAGGGCCAAAAGTTCACGACCATTTTTTCGCCCGCACAATCGAGCGTCGCGCGCCTACGTGATTCAACTTTTAAAATTTTAACTCGGTTGGAAAATGCAAAACCTTGCCAGACAACATGGGTTTTACCTGTTTCAACGTTTTCGAATACGGCATGGAAGTTTCCGCCGTTAAAGATAACGGCTCCAAGGAGCGAAAATAAATTGATGAATTGCATGCAGTCCATGCATTTGACGTTATCATACGCTCTTTAAAAACTCGCCGACGCTTTCCATTGTTTGTGCGGCATCTGCCAAACGCATGACTTTTTCGAAGGCCTCCGGATGCGCCCTCCGGAGAGGGGACAAGTCTACAAAAATAGGTGTTACAGGATCGATTTCAAATTCTGCAGCAACGTGTTTTCGCATCGCTTGTAAGGCCTCAAGACTTGGTGGATTCAGATCGGTCCCACAAGTTATCGTTGGTTCGCAATGCTTTACCGCTTCGATTGCAAAATCCAAAATCACTAAAGCATCTTCGCTTTTGTATTCGTATTTTTTCTTACCTTTGAAGTGTGGGAAGATTGCATTTTTGCAACGTTTCATCTTTTCGTAACTAACTTTCATTTCGGCGCAGGCCTTCAATAAGGGCGTGCCAGTCAGCATTGCAATCAAAGAGTTACGCTCTTCTGTTGTGAGTCTGAAATCCATTTCATGCTCCTGTTTTGTTGTTTTGAATGTCTGCCGGACAATCTAATGGCTCTCGTGAGTGCTGTCCATAGCGACAGGTCTGTATTGTCCCTTGATATGGGTCTTACAAGTCACAAGTCTTGAGCCCGGACGCTTTGAGATTAGAGCGTTTGCATAGTAAACTCTTTGCTTCGAAGTTTCGAGCCTGCCATCCACGCCTTTTTCCATAAGGCGCTCGCCTTCATATTCCTGCCAAGTCACAACCTGCCAACCATCAAAAATTAGATTCTCGACCTTCGAACGCCAATGCCTGGCACTGTCGTTTAAGTCTGAATTCCAAGGAAAAGGTGCTTCGATGCGGACGATAAGTTCCTCTTGTTCGAACTTTTTTCGCTCTCCGGCTTCGTCAACCGTTTCCATTTTAGGTTCCGGAGCCTTCCCGTATTCAACCTTTATGCCGCATTTTTTAAGGATGTCGGCAACCGTAAGCATCTTGTTTTCAATCATGCATTGCTTAATGGCCGGGATCGCACGCGCTGATTCAATCCTTAGAACTTCCGAGACGAACAGTGCTTCGGCGTCGCGGTTCACCGTTGTCATCATGACCGCAGCTTGCGCTTGGTAAAGCTTCCGTATCAGTTCCTTGTATTCTTTCGTTTCCATTGCTTCCTCCACTGAAGCTTGCGACCAACTTATCAAAAGTATCTAGCGGGTTTTCGGCCAACGGCTTTGAAGCTGCCGAATCATTATGTTCAAGCAGTTCAGCCCGCTTGGCATCATGACTTGAAATGATTTGTCCGTTGTTTAATTCTGCCCAGAGGCGGTTTGCTTCAGCCCGGAGGACTTGAAGCTTGTGGCCGTTCCTTAAATAATATGAATCCCGGCGGCTCATGAAATGGGATACCAGATCCTTTGCCCGTTCCAGGTCGGCATCGCACCTTTGAATAATTACTTTTGCATGTCCAAAATCTTCGGGCGGCGTCTTCATGGCTTCGGTCCCATAGGTGCGTTTATATTCAGCACGCCAATGTTCCGCTAATTCATAAGGCATCGTACCGAACTTTTCTTTTTTTGGTAACGCCGTTAGTAACGCCGTTACAACTGTACCTGACTTTTCCTTTCGTGTCCTGGTCTTTTTAGGTGTCTGAATTTGTAACGCCGTTATAATTTCCGGTGCGGCTGGTTCCTTTGCCCACCGTTTTTTCGCGCTGGCACGTCCTGCCGCAGCCTTTTGTGCTCGTTCTTTTTCCAAAGCCTGCTCGACCTGCCCAAGCCTTGTGCTCATTTCAAAAACGACCTTCTGCAATTCCATGACGGTTTTTTGCAGGAAAAAAATTTCGTCCGATCCCTTTTCCATTCAGTCCTCCAAAAGACATAAGATGCGGAATACTCCCCCCTACCTAAAAGTAGGTAGGCTTCCAGATCATAAGCACCAGCGGGGCAACACTGAAGCTGATCCCAATCCGACAGAAAGCTTGTGGGCCACTACTCCCCTCGCGAATCCGGCGAACTGAAAAACATATGATGATGCGAACGGTCAGGCTTGTTCATCTCAGGGCACCGATTCAGTACTCGATCCAGAATTGGATCAAGCACTCAGTAGGCTCCCCGACAGGGCAAAACAGCTCCGCACAAAACCGCTCCCGCGGCCTCCCACAGTTTTGCAATGAACGTCACCAAGTGAAAGTAACGCACCTTGTGAACGACCCAGAGTTTCACTGAATCATCCCGCCTCCGCAGCTTATTAAGCAAACGAAGGATTTGACGGCCCGGCTTCGGCCAACGTTACCGCGAAGTTTTGAGAGCAGACGCGGCAAAATGCTCTTGAGCTGTATGGTTTTTTGAAAGAAAATAAAGGGTAGGAAAAAGACACGAATGTTTTACAACTCGCGTATTTACCTTATTTTATTTAATTTAAACCGTGTGGCTCGGTTGAATCTTGTTTGACTATTTATGCCATGCGTTTTAGAAAGTAAACCAGTAGGAATTCTGTTCCTACTTTCCATCCCTGCCCCGTAAACATGTGTGGCAATAGGTTTCCGGGGATTCTTTTTAAAATATAAAAATTAATTATAGATTTTCAGAATCGTAGATATACAACGGACGAGCGGTTTTCCACTGTCCCTGCCTGACTTCAACTTTTAAATGCGTTTGTTTTAGATCAATCATAATCCTAGCGGCGGACAAGGCTTGGTCCAAATGCTCATACTGCTTTGGTAATATTTCAAGCAAACCATTTCGTGTTACGCCCAGCGTGTAAGGGTGGACGTTTTTAAGCATTAGATTGTCGGAATAAGGCATGTATTTAGCGTATCGAATTGGTTTCAAATTTACGGCCTCCCAGTGCTTTTGGGTTTAATGTTATCATCGGGAAGGGAATGCGCCAGGGATTGGCCTGTTCTAACCTCAAAAATCTAGTGGAGAATCATTATGCCAGCACTATCTTTAAAGTCGCTTCAAAAAGTAACAGTAACCGCCGGAACTGAACTTGCGTTAAGCGCAACGAAAGTCCTTGCGAAAGGGCTTATCATTAAGGCGCTACCTGCGAACACGGACGAAGTTTATGTTGGCGCCGCAGGCGTGTCGGCAACAAGCGGCTTTGTTTTGGAAGCAGGCGAACAAATAGATTATGCGCAGGTTTTAGGGCTTAGTCCCGATGACACGATTGACTTAAGCAAAATTTACGTTGATTCGGCGGTTGATGCTGAAGGCATTAGTGCAGTCTATTTGTCTTTGTAAAAACCCCAGATGGCTTGCTGAGGCGCCAAGGTTAGTTCGCCCAATGGGGCCGCAGGGTTTTCTAACAACTCCCTACCTCGACAGTTTTTTCCGATTGGTTACGGCTCGGAGTCTGAGGTTCACGCCGAAATCTAGGCTTTATGATTCATAATCCGAAAGCCGAACTTTTTCAATTTCAACATGTTCAATTCGGTCAGCACTCGGAACACGTAGAATTTGATCCAAAGGAATTTCGCGATTGCTTCCTGTCATTGGCGTTACGCCTTCGACAGTCCAACCCAATCTTCCGTTAACTACCCATGCCAAAAATTTTATTTTTTTTGTTTTCCTGTCAGGTAATAAAAACTCGCCGGTTGTAATTAAAACAGGGTTTCCGTCGTCTTCACCAGGATCTAAAAGAACAATGAATGGACCTAATTTTTCTGCATCATTGCATATAATGCGGCCCCTTAATCCACCATTTACAAATTTTACGCGGTCGCCAACTTCAAATTTCATTTTGCATGCGTCCCTTCAACAGCACGGCGTTCGCGATCCTTTGTGCGATCATCTAAATGCTTTGCTGCCGTTTGTAAGCATAACAATGCTGCCGCATTTTCCTCACAAGCCCATTTACTTTTTTGGTAAAATTCAATGCGGTCAATTGCCGCGCCGATCACGTCTTCAACGAAAGCGCCGTTAGGTTCCTTGCGTTCATTGCCGCGTCCAAGTGGACCGAACTGCCAGCTGATTGTAAAGCCGCGTCCGCTTGTGCATCCTCCGGTTGGATTGCCTTCGGCGTCCTGAAACTGTTCACTGAAAAAACCGTTTTTCATACTTACTCCTTTGTTTTAGTTTTAACTTCGCAGCACAATACAACACCAAAAAAGAATGCTGCAAGTGCAGTTGATATAACTTCCATTAATGTAAATGTCATTTTTAAGGTTTCTTTTTTAAAGGCATGCCGTTTGACGGCATAGGGATTGGCGTTGGTTTATTATTAGGTGTTTCAATGCCTCGAACTCTATTAAGGAAAGAACGTGCTTTATTTAACCACGGTCCAATATCTTGTCCGCAGTCAAAACAAACACCGTCGATAAAATCAACCGCTTGCTGAAGCATTACATCAGCATCTTCGACTTGTTTTTCAACTTCATCCATATCATCTTCATTTGCATTAATGTGCTCCTGAATAATGTCTACTACTTCCATTTGCTGCTTATGAATTATTTTTTCAAGACGGATATTTTCATTCAGCCTTTCCTCAAGTTTTTTGCTTAATTCTTTAACCTGACTTTCAAGCAATAATACTCTTACCCGTGCCTGAATTAATTCTTTCGGTGCGCGTTGTTCGTTAGTCATTAAGCATTCCTAAAACTTTTTGTTTTGTTATCTTTCATGTCAATATATTTATTACTCTCTTTCAACTTCAACTTCATTCATATATTTATTTAGCTTATCAATTGGACACTCTGAATTACTCTTAAGTAATTTATTAAGCTTTTTAAATTCTTTTACATATTCCTTTTCATTCATTTAAACACCTTTTTAATATTTTTATTCCTTAACAAGTTTTACGATTGCTGTTTCCTTTTGACGGCGCTCCATGCCTGCCTCAATAGTTAATTCACCGTTCTTTTTTCCAAGACCTTCCATTATTTTCGAAATGTGAATTTGCTGCGCTTCAATTTGTTCAGCATGACTGAGCAAAGTTTTATTAACCGTTTCAAAATGCGTTAACACAATCTTACCGAAAAGGTCTTCCTGATATTTTGGAACACGCATCGTTGATGCATTTTTACGTCGGTTTAAACGCTTTGAAAGCTGCGATTCAAGTGCTGCTATCTTTTGATATAAGGAAGGCACCAGCCGCATTTCAATTTTCACAAGCCAAACACTATAATTAAACCCAGCCTGACTTCCGTACCGGGCAGCAAAAACCCTGGCGCATTCTGTATCCATGACCGTAATTCTGGGTTTTCTTCCACGATTACGGGTTTTTACAACGATCGTTGTAATATTCAGGCCAGCATTTTTTGCGAAAGTTCTAAAATTACTTTTATTTAATACCGTTTCAACAGCTACCTTTGAAGTGTTTAAAACCTTAGCGATGTCCTCAGTCGTTAAACCGTCTTCACCTCCAAGGGCTTGCTGCGGGTAAGGTTTTAAAAATTGTGTCATTTCATTCTCCAAAGCGTGAACACACAAAGCGCCGCAAGCACAATGCAGATGCAGCTTAGGTATTCGTTTATTTGCAACACTAACTGTAATTCATTCATTTTTCGTTTCTATTTCATTTATTAACTTATTGATTCTCCACTTAGGCATAAGCTTTGACGTAAAGTGATTAACAAGTTCTTTTCTATTCAGTAAATCTTTATTGCATAGTGGACACATCCATTTACTTTTCATTCAAACCGAACCTTGAAAAGTTCGCAGGAAATCACATATGCAGGGTGAAATTGAATCAGGCGATGATATTTACAATCCCCTGTGCGCACTGATTGCGCCACGCCGAATATTGAACCTGCAACTGTTGAAAACAAGGCAGTCATAATCAAAACAAATTTCCACGGTCCCCAACGGTCAAATTCGTCCTGCACGGTGTGCCCTCTGCAATGCTTGCGTGTCCCGTTGGTAGTCCCGAAACACTTTTATATCTCGGTCCTGTAAGGTTAGGCATGGGCCACGGACGCGGTCATAAACAATCAGCGGGTGTTCATCTTCCTTTTGTTCAGGCTTCCGCGCCCGCAGGGCCTCCCATTCACTTTTAGAATCTTGAATTTCCCAGCCCTTCCATTCAAGCCAAGCCGCAAATGAGGGTAGTTTTTCACGGGGTAATAAGGTGCGATTAGCCATTTTCCGTCGCCTCTGCATCTTCCTTCCGGAGCACGAACACTTTGAAATCATCGCTCACGAAAATAACTGGTATTTTAATATCCAGGGATTTCATATGCGCTTCAAGACTAGACATCAGATGTCGAATGCCAGACATGCTTGCGCCTTTCGGATACTGAAGCACAACAAAGTCACCGTCTTTAATAGGCGTAATCATGTTTGCAGTAAGTTTAATTAGTTCACTTTCATCAATCTTTTGTGGTTCCGGAGGCGGTAGCGCTTCCGAACTTAACGGTTCCGATTGCGAGACTTCCGGATGCGCTTTCATTGATTCGTACTGTTCCATTTCCATTTTCCTTTTTAAAACACCGTATGCGGTCGATCTGAAATTCCCGTGGACCATCCACGACAAGAACAGCCGTGCCCCGGCGCGATTCTTTAACTGTAATTTTTAACGTTTCGTTAACGGTTATTCCGTCGCCTTCCTTAACCCTTAAAACTAAGGCCATTAAAGCACTTCCGTTAGTATTCTGAATTCTTTAAATGTGTTGTTTTCAATCCGAACAATGACAGGCTTTCCAACGAGATCTTTCACTTCATTTACCTTTGCATCTCGAAGTATTTTAATGACTTCCAACATGCATTTAACAATGCCTTCATTCCTTTCCTCAACTGTAAATTTAGAGTATTTCGAATGCTCAACATTTGTCAGGTTATTTATGCTTGAAACATGCCATCCGTCCGAAAGCTTAAATCCAAGCTGAAGTCCAAAAAGGAAATCTATGTCATGAACAAATCCAAACTCTACCTTTTCGATTTTTCCAAAATGTAATAACGAATCTTTAAATTCAGCATTTTTGTCACACCACGGTTCAATTTTTTCAATCATGGTTTCACCACACATCCTAATTCACGAAGTTTGTCTTCCAAGTAATTGCAGCGCTCACGCCAATAAAGCATGTCGCGGTTATGCAGGTCGATTGAGTTGATAAGCTGCGCCACAAGAGTTTCGTCGCAACTAAACCATTCATCATTTTTAATTAAATGCCGAAGGACTTTTAAGTTTGGCAGCGGTTCTTTTTCGAGCTCATGAACCTGCGGCGCAAGCTTTTCAAGTTGTGCGCGGACGTAAGGAACATCACATTTTTCCGGCGTGTCGTCATAATGCCCACAATCAAAACCGACCCAATTACCTTCAAAACCGTCCAGTTCATCATTAAATGTGCATCCGCCATGAACACGAATTGAAGTCGTTTCATAGTCTTCAAGCTTCCTAGATGACTGAATGTAACCGCAAAGGTGTGCTGGTCGTATCAGGTCAGCCGGATAGTTAGCAGGAACGTTTTTATAAATATCGATTTTTTTTATAACGTATTTGTAACTACCTTCAGCATTCCTAACCAAGCCATGTTCAATGTTAGTAACTTCAACGCGGCTCATTGCATCAAGTCCCTCGCAATCTTAAATACAGGCCGCGCATCGATGGCATCGTAACGGTAGTGACAAACGCCAAGCGATGTATTGACTTCAAGCCTGCGGACTTCCGAATCTTGAATGATACGCCGCGCCTTTGTGATGGCATCGTTTAACCGTTCGCTTCCTTCATCAAATTCAATTGAACCGCACGGTCGAATGATTTTAATGGCATAAAATCCGTACTTCATGCATTCACTGCGGTCGTTGTCAGATGCTTTAATAAACTTTAGTCCTTGCCTGCGTTTCATAATTTTTCCACCTGATTTGATTCGTCCATTTGTCTAACTGGTTTTCCGATGACCTGGTCGCGTACCTTCCGGAATACGGGTATCCACGTTTCAAAGTCATCCATGCGTTTCGAAAGACGTACCTGTTCAATTTTCACAACGTTTATATTGTTGTTCAGCATTTCGATTGCTTGAATGACGTAATCTTTAAAGCTGATAACCTTCGGCGCAGGCTTTTTATTAACCTTCCGCGTTAAGGGTTTTTTATTCCGGTTCATCTTCGAGTTCCTTTTCAATGACGGATTGAATAGGAAGCGGTGAAATAGCCTCCTCCTCTGCAATGGCAAGGCCGATTTCAATACCCATGCGCATGGCCGTAAAAACAATTTCAGCTGTTCCGTTGCGGCCCATACCGTCATGCCGAAGCATTTCGTTAACAAGGAACGTAGCCGCCTCTGCCTTAGTGCGGGCTTCAATGACGTGGTTAGCGCCGTCAATCCAACTGTCGCTTAAACCCAGTTCCTTGATCATGTATTCAGCTCGCCGTGTGGGCCTAGTGATTTGCATCTTGTGCCTCCGCTTTTCCAGCCTGCGCACGCCGTAACGTTTCCATTGCCTGCTCGAACGAATGCTTTTCGACAACGCTGCAAAGCCAGTCATAATGCTTTGGACTTAATTGCAGAGTTGAATCCAGGTCCAAGGCTTCCTTTAAAAACTGTTTTAAGCCTGCATCCTTCCAACCGGATGACGAAGCAATAGTGTAGAGGCGTTTAACCTGTGCCTGTGAAATTTTCGGTGCAGGAGCTTCATTAGGCGCTGGTGTTGGTTTCCCTGCCCGCGGTGCATCCGGTGGCAAGTCTTCCGGATAGGTCACGTAAGGGGATTGGCCTTCAGTTCTTTTTGGTTGGTTAACAGATGGCGGCGGCGGCGGAACCGGGGACGCTGGCGCGGGAGCAGCTGGCTGGGAAGGAGCTTGGGCCGCAACGGGTTCAGGTTTAACCGGCGCAGCTTTTGGCGCTTCCAATACTTCCGGTTTTTGCATTGTCGCAACGCCGTGCGCTTGTTCTATTGAAACATAGCCATCGTGATCAACGTTTGAGACTTCACTTTCATCAAGTAAACCCAGGCCACAAATGGAAAGCGTAACGCGCCGCTTGGCCTTTGTATTTCCCGTAATTGCAATTTGCCCGTCAGGACTGCGCATAATCCATGTTCCATGTTTTGTTGTCGGACACCAGACATCCGTAATTCTTTCGCCACAATTTAAAAGGTATTTCCTTACTATTTTTTGGTAAGATACTGCCCCGGTGAGAAAAAATGGTTTTTCACTGGGTTTTAAAAACCTTACTTTAGTCTGTCTTAACGTCCTGCCTTCAAGCGTAGATAGTATTTGGAAACAATGAATTTTATTAATATCACCCTTGCCAAAAATTCCCTTCTTATCACCGTCAGCTTGTAACATTGCTGCCAACATTGCCCTTCGTGATTCTCCAGGTAACCTTGCTGCAATCCTTGGTAAGTCTTCACTTCCATAAAATCCAAGCTTTGAAAATAATTGTTGAGTATCTTTTGATGAAATATACCACCAGTGTTGATTCATCCATCCATTTTTACGATTGTCAGTAACTGATTCTGTAAACTTAAAATTACAATCGTTAAGTGATTTTCGAATAGAATCAAAATTTTCTGATTTTGATTGGCAGATACTCGCACGGTAAAGTTTTTGTTTATAACATTTTATTGTTCCGTCAGTAATAATCCAACCGAATACAGATGCTTCAGCTGGTGAAATGTCAATGGTGTCTACGTCATCTTCCATATTAGCAGACAGTCTAATTTTTTCATTTTCTCCAATTTCTTCGAATGGTTTTAAACATAAATTTCCCGTATCGGTTTCTGTCAGCCATTTATGACCTTCAGTAAATTCAAACGAAGTAACATTACCAGCGAATTCTTTAACAACACGAGAATTGTAAAACTTAACATCATCAATCGGAACCCATTCTAAACACTTTTTTTGCATATTAAATGATGCTGCAAGGTCATCAGTTTCAAGTTCATGTGGAGATTTAAAACCTTCACGTGTAAGTATTTCATAGCTAGTCGGCACACATTCGGCCTTCATAACCGCGTTAGCAAGGTTCTCACCTTTAAGGTTTGCAATCGAAATAACGCCCGTTGCTTCGTCCGTCCGACCGTTTGGAAGCCTTGCCGTAGCTGTCACAATATAAAGGTCGTTTAAACTTTCGCGGCTTTTCAGTACGACGCTCACATCATAAATTTTTCGAAGCTGTTCAGTCGCTTCCTTACGAGCATACAGCGTGAGCTTTCCGGACAAATTGATATAGGCAAAAGGTTGTGTCAGACGATTTAACCCTAAGCTTTCACAAACCGCACCGTAATATTCCTTGCGCTGTTCAGTCGATAAGAGGGCCAGATCGCCTTTCATCAATGTCATTTCGATGGCATCAAGCTTAGGACCAGCCGTCGTAATTGCCTTGACTTCCGCCTTTGTTGTCTGCAATTTATTTTCGTCGCTCATATTTGTTTTTTCTCCTTGTTGTTTTCAAATGTGTTTGACCTGATAGGACTGTTTGGGTTTGCCCCCTTGCAGTCCTTTTTGTTTTCACGAGCCTTTAATTCTGCTTCAATTTCCTCAAGCGCAATCGAATATGCCACGTGTAAAAGTATGTTCAGATGGCCGTGATGCTGAAACGTTTTAAGCATTTCGTTACAGGCTTTCAGCTGATGCGTTTCAATGAACGTGACTAATTTACGGTCGTTGATCGTCATTTTGATTTACGCTTTGAAATAATGGCCTTAACCGACTTTGCGCGTTGGATACTTTTAGCATCTGCGACAGCGTTGTTTCGTTTATTTTCAGGTCGCGTGCCGCTTGCTTTATGCTCGGCCATACCTTGTTTTGGCTTGCGTCGAACACCGGTACTGACTTTGGATTTAACGGTTTTAGCGGCCTTTGATTCATGATTCAGTTCACTCCTTAATGCGTTTTGTGCTTCAACATGTAAGTCGAAAATCCTTTTTAAAACGAATGCAGCTTCATTATAGGAAGTAACAAGGTTTGCCATGATACCAGCGGTTTTTTTACGACCTTGTTTATGCATTGAATCTTTTATTTTATTAAAAGCAAAAGCCAGGGTTTGGTGTTTAAACATTTCCATTTGAATTTCGCTCATGACGCTATTCAGATTTTTATTCATTTTTAACCTTCCAGTTCTTTTGTTTTGGCATTCACAAGCCCGGTGTAAAGCGCTGCGCCGCCCTCAACACGGACGCCTGGAACTTCCGTACCTGCTTTGATGGCTTCCATAATGCGGTCGCGGTTAGGAACCAGGTCGAACTTTTCATCCAAAAACTCGTTTGGAATGGCTTCCTGGTCGATGATTTTAAGGGACGGCCGAGTGGGCCGGATTGAAAATTTAGTCATCGTGCCACAAAGCGTTTTAAGCCCGGATTCAGACATAATCATTTTAAGCCGAAGCTTCATATAGTCGTGATGCTGTTCGTATTTCCTAGCGCGGTCGGAAAGCTTTTTCGCTTCCGCTTTCAGGAATTCCGCTTCATGTTCGAAGCCCTTCATTACGAAGGCCCACTGTTCAACCTTTTCCGGAATATCAGTTTCACAAGCAATAAATTGTTGTTCCAGTTCGGCAGGAATTTCACCCTCGTTTTCGTTTACAATAGTCATAATCCGTAAGCGCTCAGCCATCATCACCGACAGCGGGGTTCGCTTTACTTCAATCGCTTTTTCCACGTTCCAGTCCCTTTCGATCCGTCGACGGGGAGCAAGACGCCAATACACGCCGGGCTTTGTGGAAGATGCGTGTTCGCGCCTCGCTCCCGTTTGCCGGAAGCTTTTTTAAATAAGAATTGTTAGGTGCTTTTCCACAAGCCTTAACCGTTTCGTTAAACCAAGTGGATAGGAAAGTAAACAATGGACTGTTCGAAACGACCTAACGGCATCGACTACGCCGTGCAAGAGTACACCGAAACGGCAAAATGGCATTACGTTACGCCTTACGAACCTAGAACTTTAGAGGATGCTATTAAGTTCGCCAAGGAACGGATCGAATGGTGGGGTTCAAAACCGCGCGTTGTAAAGGTTTCCAGGTATTGGGACGGCATCGAACCGCCGCCGGCCCATCTGGTCGTTTGGACCGTATAAAAAGCCTTCAAGGCACAAACTTGACCTAAAGTCATACTGGGATATTTTAAAAGATAATCATTACAATATTATAAAAAACATCTATTTTATTCCTAAAGTTATCAAGTTATATGCCGTTAAGTAATATAAGAGCTTAAACAGGAGGCACTTTATGACTAAGGAAATGTATTTAAACCGGGCTGAACTTTTGATTGAAATTGCGACAAAGGCCATTCAGGCTGGGGATTTGCCGCGTTATAAAAAGGCAATGTCCTTTGCCAAAGCCTGCCTTGAAGCTGCAAATCAAGGCAAACAGGCATAATGATTGCCGAAAATAAATTCAAAATCATTGACGATTTTGCTTAACTTTAACCCATATGTGCCGATAGGTAAGTATAAGGCAAAACAGGAGGCCACATGAAACCAAAGATGACAAACGAACTAAAAGCCCTTTTACAAGAGTGGGAGTCAAGCGGTCGGGTTTACTTTGTTTACCCTAACAAGGGTTATGTTTCACTAAACGGCCATCGGCTTATGAGCTACGCCAACGCGGAAAAATACTTGAACGGCCTTAAGGAAATTATTGAAGTCGATTCAAAAATACTTGAAGTGATGAAAGAACGCCTAGCACAGCCTGAATTCGTAGGCCCTCGCCTACCTGAATCATTAATTGACCGCGACTAAGGAAGCCATATGAAACAAGTTCACATGAAATATGAAAAGGTCGGTTGTAAGTTTGAATTTTCAAGCGAAGTAACAGGTTCGTGCGGGAAGTGGGCCGCGACCGTTTACATGAAGGTAGACACGCCAGCTTCCAACGGTTCAAACGTCATTCCGGTTGAACATGAAGGCGATTTTGAAAGCGAATCGCAGGCAAAGATTGCGGCGCAAATGATAGTTAACAAATTAATTGATAACGATTTTAACCGTGTTGGTTGAAAACAAACAAAGGGGTTCTTTATGAAAAAGAAAACATCGGCGGACAAGATTGTGGCAGCATTGAAGCGTTCGAAAATTCCGTTATCCGTGTCGGAAGTGGAAGACCGGGCGAATGTAAGCATACCTAGCAAAAGCATCCGGTCATATTTGTATCGTTCAAACCGTGTTACGCGAAAACGTTACACCGTTGGCAATCGCAAAATTTGGAAGTTTCGGGCGGCTTAAGTTAGTTCCGCTTTCATACTCGTGAATTGCTGCCATCGTTCAATAATCACACTGCAATAATGTTCATCCATTTCCATAGCGAAACACTTCGCTTGCCTCACTTCGGCGGCAATCAACGTCGTGCCGGTTCCGCCAAACGGTTCATAAATGGATTTTACAAACGGCAAGCGTTCAAGGAAAAAGTCAGGAACATACAAGGGCATGGTGGCCGAATGTGAATCGGCGGCTACGTTGTCCTTTGCCGCTGTCGAACCGTCAATGACATTGTGATATTTGCCTTGCCATGCGACCGGAAAGCCTTTTTTCTTTTTGTCTTTTTCCAAACACAAAATGACTTCAAACCGATTGGTAAACACGCCAGGGTTTACGTTTGGCGGCGCGGTATTTTTTATCCAAGGGAACACGTCTTTCAAATAAGGCGCATAGTGCCCAATGAATTTCGCCAGCGCTTCAATGTTTCCGGACAAAAATTGATTGTTAAAAAACACATAGGAAGACACTTCAAGAGCAATATCCGTAAACGTGACAAGGAATTTAAAATATTCAAGCTGCGTTTTGTCATCCGCCTTTTTCCCGTATTTGTCTTTCCCGTCCTGAAACCCAAAGCAGCCAGCATTGTATGGTGGACTTGTGAAAGTGATGTCTACCTTTTCGCCAGCCATAAGCTTTTTAACGTCTTCATTCGAAGTAGAGTCACCACACATCAAGCGATGCTCGCCAAGCTTCCACACTTGACCGCGTTTTACATTGTGAACGTTTTTCGGAACATCCGGAACCGTGTCACCGCCGCCTCCGGAGCCACCGCCCGTTCCATTTTTGTCTTCAAAATATTCAGCCTTGAAAGACATGAAATCAACGATGTCGAATTTAGTTGATTGAACCAGTTCATCGTATGAAATTTTCGCTTCACTAATGAATTCATACAAACCCTGGCTTTCCATTTTTCCGTATTGCGACGTATGCGCAAGCAAGATTCTTTTCGCGTCCTCATGACTTTTTGCCTTCACCATGACAACAGGCACGGGTGGAATTTGATAGCCTTCCTTTTCCATGCACTCCAAGGCACGACATCGCTGGTGCCCGTCAATCGTGTATAGGCCGTCCTTGCTCTTCCAAACGTGGATCGGTGCTGTGAATCCGTATTTTAGAATCATCGCCTTCAACCGTTCGTAATCCTCTTTCATCAGAGTTTTCAAGTTCCCTTGAAACGGCTTCAAACTCTTGTAATCCAGGACGCCCCCGTCTTCGCACGCAATTTCGATGTGCTGCTTCCCATTTTTCGAAGCGCTTTTGTTTTTCAGGATCATGTTGTGTTCCGGCCCTCCTAAGCCATTCAGAAATATTCCCGCGTTCAAAATCAACGGCCTTACGCACGATTTCAGCGTATTCCTCTAGGCTTACTAGGATTTCAATCCGTCCTATTTTCGTACGTTTGCAACGTGGCATTGCCCTACCCGTATGTTTAAATTAGTTTTCTTTGTGCTATAAATACATGTAATTCACTTTCAGTCATAGTTTTTCAGAAAAAGAGGTTTTTTTGTCTATTCCTAAAAAACATACCGGAAAGGCAAGCAGCAAAAGCCAATTCACCGTAAAAGAGCTTTACACTCTTGACGGCTTGGATATGAAGATTGTGCAGCATTTAGCCGAATACCCGGCCACCACACATCAAGAATTAGCAAAGCTTTTAGATTTAAAGATTGAAGCCGTTCGATACCGAATGAAAAAGCCTTCGGTGTTAAATGCAATGGAACTCGTTGCCCGAAAGTTCGATGACCTTGTAACCGATGCCAAGCTTGCCGCAATGCGAAGGCTTACGAAGATACTTAACAACTCGAGCAGCATGGACAAGGATGCTATTCAAGCAGCACGAGTTATTTTCGACCGTGAAAAGGCGACGCTTATACAAAACAATGTGAACATGGACCAACATATAATAGTGCGCACATCAATTGGCGACGGCGGTATGCTGAACCAAGAGGTGATTGACTGCGACAAAGACTTTGAGATAGCGTTAAAATATCTTCCCGATAGCGAAAAGGAAAAAACGGATGATCACGACGAAGGATCTGAGACAGGCGCTGCGTTACTTCAAGACGAATGAAAAGGTTTGGGTTCAAGGAAAGTCATGGGTTCACATCGATAACCACGACACCTGTTCACACCTCGTCATCACAAATGGGGCTAAGGAAATCCATGTCATGTTACTTGCTGAGGAAAAGGTTGCCGATGGAAACACAACCAAAGAAACAGTTTGCGCACTTGCGCTCACTACGCATAAGCGACTGGCAACCCGCCGTGGAAAGGGTCGAAGCAAAACTAAAAAGTCGTGATGGCAGCATTCGTTCGGTGCCCTGGTCCTATCCTCCCGGAAAAGAGATCGGCGTGACGTTCGAAGGCGAAAAAGAACCACGGCGTTTTAAGTTGGTTGATATGCATAGGACAAGCGGAGGGAAAGCAGATGTCTACATCGCGAACTACGAAGAGATCAGCGGCGATCAAGAGGAAAGTATCGGCGGAAATCCTGCCGGAAAACAAAATACTCTCTTTGACTACTAGGAACAAAAAGAAGCTAAATAAGCTTACAAACAAGCTAATGCAGCACACTAAGCGCCGGTTGAAGACACGCGATAAGGCAAAGGCTTCGAAGCAAGCGCGTAAAAAGCAGCGCGGTGCTTAATGACTAGAAAGACTTATACGAACCAAGAAAAAGGCGAGGCTGTCGAAATCTATTTAGAGCATGGCATCGAAAAGGCTATGGAAGTTTCGGGCGCTTCATTTCAATCAATTTATAAATGGGCGCAAGATCAGGGCGTAAAAAAAGAACGTAAACCACGTGTTCCTGCAAAAAAATGCACAGATGTTGTTTGCGTTGATGAAGGGCCGCAGCCTCCTGATTCTGACACTGAAGATGTGGACGCTTTAAAGCAACGCATATGGGATTTAGAACGCATGTTAGGCAAGAAAACTTTCGAGCTTGAAGAGTTAAAAGAACAGTGCGGCGCGTGAATGAAAACGATTGATGTCGAAGTCGAAACGACGAAAAAGCGTTATCACAGCGAACTTACGGAAAATGATTCAAAGAGAATAGATAAAGTTAAAATAGAAACGAACGTATATAAGATGGCTATACATATAGAAAACATTGTTGCAGTTCAGGAAATAGAACAAAGACAATCGCGCTTATGGCTTAAGAGCAGCAAAGATCCGATTTGTATTAATGAGCCTTATGCAAGCCTAATGAAACGCATTCGGGAGATCTGCAATGAAGCAAAGACCGGCTGTTAATCCGAATAGAGAACCTGCTCGCATAACTGCCTGCTGGGTTCGATGCTGGGATGATAAGCTTGAGATCTTCATCGAAAATCACAAAGACAGAAAGTTTTATAAAGTTTTTAAAGGTTCAGTAGACGCACTGTCTCAAGGAGTTACTTCGCACATTATTGAAATCCGTCCAGGTGATTTTGGGCCACGGTTTGAATTAGACAAATTAGAGGAAACATGTAAATGAAACAGTTTGTTTACGTCATGGGATTCATATTCGGATTGATTCTATATCCGTTCCTAATGGTCGCCCTGTTCTTTGGTCTGCTCTGGTATTTACCGCATAAGCTTGGCGAACGTTTTTTAAACGATTACAAGTGGAAACTAGACCGTAATAAATACAGCGAAGACATGAAGCGTTACCGCGAAACACAACGGCAGGAATTAAAGCGTGCGATGGCTGGCCTTCGTAAATTCACTGAGCGCAACAAAACAGATGTCTAACCAAACCGTCATCCGGAACCTCGACAGAATTAAAAGCATGGTGAAAACCAAGCTTATGATGATGGCTACTGAAGATATCGATATTTATTCCGCAGTCGGAAGCATGGACACGGCCTTAAAAAACATGGCAATGGAGATCGAAAGCGACCCATTGGAACACGAACAGCTGTTAAAAGAATGTGTTAATTTGATTGCATATGCATTCGTTTTACAAGAGCAGTTCGGTTGCATCGACCATGTTCTAAAAAGCAAAAGGTAAATGAAACAATACGACATCATTGTTCCAAAGCCGCACTCGGACTTGCAGCGCATCATTATGAAGGCGTTTGTCAATCCGCATATTCGTGAATGCTATGTTGCCTGCGGAACCAAGTTCGGTAAAACCTTTTCGTGTGCAGGTGCGTTAGCCTTTGCCGCTCCACGAAGTCCCGGAAGCGTTTGGCGTTGGTTTGCGCCTATCAGTTCGCAGTCTCGTATCGGCATGCGTTACATCCGGAAAATGTTTCCTAAGCCACCTTTCATCGACATCAACAAAGCGGCAGGGACAATCGAAATCCCTACCCTAGAACTGCTCCTGCAATTCCTGCACGGTTCAAACCCAGAGAATAATGAAGGCGAAGGCACGAAAGGCAACGTCCTGGACGAAGCCAGTAAGCTCGACGAACAAATTTACAACTCAGTGCATACGACCGTGACGATGACGATGGGTAAAATCATGGCCCCGTCCACGCCTCGCGGTCGCAATTGGTTTTACAAAAAGTGTATGGCCGCCCGTCAAGAGATGATGCGCGCGCTTCGTGAAGGCAGGCAACCAACAAAGTTTTTCATCACGGCACCGACCGCAGCAAACCCGCACGTACCACGAGAATCAATTGAACATGCACGGCAAAACCTGCCGGATAGATTGTTCCGCCAATATTACCTCGCTGAGTTTGTGGACGACGCAACGGTGTTTTCTGGCTTCCGCGCCTGCATTCCTATCCTGAATCACATTCAATGCCTGGAACTTGGCCGCGGTCGAACGCGCTGGCTTGAACCGCATGCAAAAAATGCCCGTGTCGTCATTGGTGCAGACTGGGCAAAATCTAACGACTTCGTTGTTCTAACAGCATGGGAATACGCGCCGGAAGGCGGTGGCAAGCCGCGCCTGATTGGCTTCGACAGGTTCCAAGGCGTGGACTATCCGATTGTCATTAATGAAACGGTGGCCTTTGCAAAAGAGTTTGGACACATTGCCATGCTGTTCCACGATAAGACTGGCATCGGCGCGGTTATCGACGACATGCTGGCATCAACGGGACTTCCATATGAAGGCGTCGTATTCACAAACGACAGCAAATCATACATGGTAAATAACTTAGTCGTGGCAATTCAACGCCGCGATTGTCAGTTGTTAAACTGGCCTGAAATGATTCACGAGATGGATGCCTATGAAGTCACAACCAACAAACTTGGTCGGATGCGTTACAATGGTCCTGAAGGCATGCACGACGACATCGTTAGCTCCATGATTCTCGGTTGGTCGGCGGTATTAGAGTTTGCAAACGTCAATTTAGAGGTTAAATCGCTGGGTGATATCCCATATATGACCTCTGGTGATAAGCTGATATCAAACTTTTATGAGAGTATTGCGGACGACGACGACGGATTTTAGAGTAAACAAAACCAAAATAAACATGGTTAATCCAGGGAAGGGTTATCAATGAGCGAAAAAAAAGTGGAACGACGCAAGCAACGCCGCGTTCGTCCAGTTAAAGCCGTGGACATTTCAATAGATTCATCCGATACCGAACTGTCAGCTGGCCTTTGGGATTCTGAAACACGAGCCTTTATTGACGGTGCGACACTCAAAGGATTGTTTTTCGGCGAAGATTGGGTGTTCATCTGCACCGACCTTATCGCTTCGGAAATTGGAAACCTGCCTTTCAAGGTTTTCAAAAAAAGGATTGAAAACGGAAAAACCATCCTTGAACCTAATGACGGGCACCAGCTTAATGCCCTCCTGCAAAAGCCTAACCCTTTACAAGATGCAACAGCTTTCATGTATTGCATGGCTGTTGAATACGTTTTAATGGGAAACTCTATTTGCTGGCGTGCGCGAATGAATAATCAGCTTTGGAGCTTAGGCGCTGAACTGGTTCAAATGATGCCAGCAAACGACGGGCAATCTTTCCAATACATTTACAACCGCGGTGCATACGATTCGCTTGCCATCACACCACAAGTAAATCAGTCAGCTTTAAAGTTCGACCAAAGGGATGTCATGCACATTCGCAGGCCGAACCCGAGCTCGCTTTTATGGGGACTTTCGCCGTTCATTCCAGGCCGCAAGTCAATTCTGTTTAACCGTTACAGCCAGGACTATTTAAATGCATTTTACCTGAAGGGAGCGAGCCCACAAATTGCTTTGGAAATGGAACGCAACGCTTCAGAGGAAAGCACGATTCGCATGCTGCGCAGTTTCGAAATGGCTTACACGGGCCGCCGTAATATGCGTCGCACTCTGCTTTTACCGAAGGGTGTTAAGGCAAACCAAATTAACATTCCAATCGCGGACCAGAACTTGGTCGACCTTATTAAGCTGAACCGCGAACCAATTTTAAACATCCTGCGCATTCCGAAGCATGCTTTAAGCCTCGCTGAAGCGGGAAGCCTTGGTTCAGAGGAACACAAGCAAGCACTGAAATACTTTTACACGGCTTCCGTTCAACCAACTGCCAACCGCATGGCTGGTGGCATGACAACATTTTTCGAACGTGAACTTGGTCCTGGAAACGTTATTGCGCCTGATTATTCTGAAGTTCCAATCCTTAAGGAAGACGAACTTAATAAAGCAAAACTTGCAGAATCACGTTTGAAGACGCATACGCTTAATGAAGTACGTCGCGACGTTTACAAAGATCCACCGCTTCCAGGCGGTGACGTAACGCCAATTGTAAATCCCGCACCGCAAGGTTTTGGACAACAAGCGGCACAACCCGTCCAACAGGCACCGGCCCAAACGGTTCAAGAGACTGTCCCAGAAAAGCCAGCCGAACAGGGAGCGCCGCCCGTTGTCATCCAGCCTGCAACCGACCCAGCCGATCCGCTTCAGGATGATAACCCTGTTGTTAAAAAGCTCATGGACAAATACGGGCCGCAGTATACCGACCGTGAAAAGGAAGTGAATACGGACGTGGATGCAAAGCTTCCCGCGATGCATTCCATGACGCTTAAATACATGGTCCGTATGGCTGAAGGTGCAATCAAGGCCGTGCTTCGTGCCGTTCATCCGCAGTCGAAAGGCTATGACGATGACGTTGATAACATCCTTGGACGCGGTTCAGACGAGCCAGCGAAAAAGCCAAACGGTGTAAAACTTCGCCGCGAAATTAAAAAGGAAATGGCAAAGCTTGGGGAAGACTGGCAGGAAGACTATGCACAAACGCTTTCAAGCAGTGTGGACGTTGGTTACGACACGCAGATGCGTATGCTATTCACCGCTGAATCACGTTCGGCAGTGGAAGCCTTAAAGCTTCGTGATGCCAAGGAACGCCTGGAAATCCTGAAGGCTCGCGGCCTAGATTCTTTCGCACAAATTTCAAATACGACAACCGAAGCCATCGTTGACCGCGTTCAAAAGGGTGCAGAAGGTGGAAAAACTGTTTTGGAAATCACACAAGAGATCGGAAAGTATTTCAAGGAAGTCGGCGCATCACGTGCGGAAACAATTGCACGTACCGAAACCCTTTCGGCTGTAAGCCTTGGGCAAGCGGCACAAATGGAAAACTCCTCCGAGGTTATTCCCGGTCTGAAAAAGGTTTGGATCAACGCAGGTGACGACCGCGTGCGCGGAAATCCCGGCGGCATTTACCCTGATTCGCATGCAAATCACTGGAAGCTGCAAGGACAAGTGCGCGACCATGACAAAGAATTCAGCAATGGGTTAATGTATCCAAGAGATTCAAATTCAGGAAAGGCCGCAGAGGTTATCAATTGCAGGTGCACCGTTTTGGTTGTGCCTCCGGAAGACCTTGCCGACCTTGACATACCAAAGGAGTAAAAATGTCACTTAAATACAAAAAAGTCTCAGCGAGCATTAAGGCGTCTAAGCAAGGAAAAGATGTCATTTTCAAAGGATACGCAAACCCTTATACGGTTGACGACTGCGGCGACCTTATGGACCCGCTCGGATGCATCACGGACAGGTACGACCTTAACCCGATTGTGTTGTTTAACCACGACCGGGATTTTCCAGTTGGTAAATCCATTAAACTTGAAAAGAGACCGAACCAAGGACTTTGGGTTGAAGGCAAAATGTCCAACTCCGAAGCCCAATCTATTATGGCAATCCGTGATCTGGTTGAGGAGGAAATCCTTGTTACCTTATCTATTGGTTACAACGAAGATGAATCTGTTCGCCAAGCGGACGGCGTGAACCTTGTAACAAAATGGACTTTGCACGAAATTTCAATCGTTACGGTTCCGATGAATATGGGCGCAACAATTTCAGTGTCAAAATGCAAAGCTTTCAATTCTGTTTTCAAGGAGGAAAACATGGGCAGCAAGGTTGGTAAGGAACATTTAAAAGAAAAGGCACTAATGCAAAAAGGCGCATGGGTGGCTTCCGCGGTTCACAAACGCATTTCACAAATGATTGAGAACGGCGGCTTTGATCGCGATGCAGCTTTAAAGGAAATCGCAAAGGAAGCCGGTTGTTCAGACGATGAACTAAAAGACATCATGGCCGGAAACATTTCACCCGTTCCAGAAAATTGCATGAAGGCCATCGCAAAAACCCTTGGTATGGATATCTTCGAACTGCAAAAGCTGAATGACAAAAAGCCACCTGCACCGCCTGTTGCTGATCCTGAAAAACCAGGTGAACCAGGCGCAGCTCCTGCTGCCGCAGATCCAAAGGAACCGCCTGCCGCTCCGCCCGCAGCTGATCCAAAAGAACCAAAGCCAGATGTAAAACCTGAAGTGAAACCAGGCGAAGGCGAGGACGATCCGAAAAAGCCAAAGGAACCGAAAGCCGCTCCCGCAGTACCCGCTGCGAAAGCGACCGCAACACCTGTAACACCTGTTCAAAAGTCAGTGCAAGATTGTGTGCGTGAAAAGATTCCTAAGCTCATAGAGGAAGGTCACGGACAGGATCAAGCGGTGGCAATTGCTATCAGCATGTGTAACCGTGAATCCGGTAAGGCTTGCGAATATACAATGGATGATTACAAATCGTTTTTTGCAGTCGCTGAATCAGCAACTCAAAAGGTTGGAAACTCCGCCCTTGCAAATGCAGGCGCTCCGAAAAAATCTTCCGAGCCTGTTCAGACTAAGCAAGCGAGCCCAGATCCCACTGCGCCCAACACTGTCATCACAAGCGACACGGACCCAAATAATTTCGGCAATCCTCAAATGGAGCTGATGAAACAACAGATTGTTTTACTCGGCACGATTGCTAACAAGCTAGATTTACTACTGCAACATATGCAGGGGAGCCCACAAGGTCAGCCTCCCGCAGCGCCCGCGCCAGCGCCTTTAGCACCCGCCCAAGCACCTGAACCGGGCAAGGCACTTGATTCGGGAGTGCAACAACGTGTAAAACAGATGCAAGACCAAATGTCAGAGCTACTTACGAAACTAGGGTTTTAAAAAACGCTTTGTTTCATGAATGAGACAAAATTAATAAAGATGTCCAAGGAGGGACGAAATTATGTTTAAAAGATTTGCTTTGTTTGCTTTAGATTCTGGTGCTGCAACCACTACTGCGACGCCAGCTCCCGCAGCGGCACCCGCCGCCGCTGCTCCCACTGAATCGACCATCATTAAAGGCTTGGACGATTTGAACGCACGCATCCTAAACGTCACAAACGCTGTTAAAGCGGTTGAAGACATGCAAGTGAAGGGCCTTATCAATAACAGCTTCCTTCACATTGGCGGACGTAGCGGCTCGATGGAAAGCACCGTCATGAAGTCGATGGGCCTAAGCCACGTTAAGCAACTCATGGAAGTTAACTGCGGTACGCGCTTCAAGTCGGAAATTTCCGATGACGCACGCGCTCAGGTTTATGCTCTTAAACGCGATATCCTAGCTGCACGCTGGATTGCGCAAATGTTCTACGGCGACAACCTTGACCGTGGTGACTTGTCGGATGACAAGAGCAACGCATTCGTTAAAAGCATCTTCGACACTGCATTTGCAAAGTCTGTTGACTTGCGTGCACGTGTAAAAGCATTCGGTTCAACCGTTGTCGGCGGCGGTGACGAGTGGGTTCCAACCAACATTCCTGCGATGTACATCGAAGAATTTGAATTAGAGCGCAAAGTTCAAGGCTTGTTCCGTGAACTTCCAATGAGCTCGAACCCTTGGCAGCTGCCAGTTCAAAAGAACCGCACAACCGCTCGCAAAGCTGGTGAAGGCGCTTCGGTTACTGGCTCGAACTTCGGAACGGACAAAATCCAATTCGACGCAATCAAGTCGTTCGAACTTTTCAACATGCCTGAAGAACTCAACGAAGATTCGGCACCCGCAATCATCGACTTGGGCCGCATGGAAATCATCGAAGCGCAACACCGCGCAATCGAAACAGCGGACATCAACGGCGACACAACCGCAACACACCAAGATGCTGACACGCATGCACTTGGTTCGGACGTTGCTGAAAAGTTCTACCCAGGACTTCGTAAACGCGCACTTGCAAACTCTGCAAACGGCGGAACGGTTACATTCAGCTCGGCAGTTACAACCGCAAAGCTCGACCAGATGCGCAAGCAAATGGGCAAGTTCGGCGTAAACGTTCGCCAGCTCGCTTTGTTGTTCAGCTCGAGCGGTTACAACCAAGCTCAGTCGCTGCCTGAAGTTTCGACCGTTGAAAAGTTCGGTCCTCAAGCAACAATCCTTAACGGCGCACTGGCCGCATTCCGCGGAATTCCAGTCATCGTTTCGGAATACATGCGCGACGGCCTGAATGCTTCCGGCGTTCAAGACGGAATAACAACTGACAACACGGTTGTTCTCCTTGTTAACACAAGCCGCTTCATGCATGGTCGTCGTCGTCCAATTAAGACCAAGGTTCAAATGGACGCACGCGCTGAGAATGATCAATGGCAGCTTGCTTCGTACCAACGCCTTGCTTTCAACGGCTTCACACAAAGCGCGTCGGAAGTTTCGGTTGTCGCTGGTATCGACGTAACCATGTAATCCCCTGGGCCGCCTGGCTTTTGTGCCGGAGCATGATTGGGCATCGGCGTTCAAAGGCTGGTGCCCTTTTCATTTTTAGGGGAAACAAATGGCTGTAAAACTTGGAAACGTCCTGCAACTGAAAGAATTTCAGTCGCTCGAACTCGTAAATTACACGACGCTCGGGCCTGAAACTTATTTTCGTAACATGGATGCATTTGGGAACTCCATTCTTTCAAGTGTTTTCGTTAAAGAGATGGACCCAGGCACAACGATTTTAGTTAAATATTGGGATACGTCTTCAGGGATTCAGCATGGCGAACGTTATGAACTAGGCGAACACATCTTAATTACGCCTGACATGCTCGATCCGGTTTATGGTTTCACCCACCGCATTACCGTTACGCGGATTCACAACAAACCAAACGTTGAAATCATCATTACAGGTGGCAACGTTTCGTTTGGCGTATACGGCACAATCGTTTCCACGAGCGCAAGCGACATGGACCAAGCCCTTCGAAGCGACGGGCAGGATGCAGACTTCACACGCGACAAGGGCCTTGCGCCTGTTTTATACGATGCAGCTGAAGACAAATGGTATTTCACCCGTGGCGATCACGGTGTTCAAATTATCAAAACCTCAAATCAGCCCGTTGGCGCTGCGGTTTATTTACAATCCGCGGACGGTTTAATGACCGATGAGGATGAATGGGTGGAGGCAATTGTTGACGAAGTTCCTTTAGACACCGTCCGTTATTTACAGCAAGTCAGAGTGGTGTCTACAATGGACTGTGAAGTTAGAGTTACAGCGGACGGTGCAAAAGTTAAAACAGGTCGTGTTGGTCCTACCAGCCCGAACTGTGAAATTAACTGGAACCCGCCGCGTGCATTTCCAGCGGGTGTTGAACTCAAGGTTGAGGTCAGGGCACGTGACAATTCACTTCCACGGCTTGTTGAGGCTTATCTTGATGCAGTCGATGAAAGCGTTTGAAAGCGTTCGTAAACACAAATAGTTCAAGGAGGAACTAAATTATGGCAGATCCAAGACCGTCTTTTGCAGTCCTAGAAGATTCGGCAACGCAAGCGGGCCTTCCGCTTCATAAAGTTTTACAGGGCGACGCTTTGGCATCGAAAAATGCTTTGGCTGCTTTGGGTTTTAAAAGCGACACGGGCACGCTTCGCTATCCTATGGTTGATGACAACGACATTCTGTTGGTTAAACTCGCTGGCGGATACGTTGCAAACCTAAGCGAAAAAGGTGAACTTGCGGCAGGTTCCGCAACACTTGCAGATGTAACAGGAGCGGAATTAACGCTTCAAAATAGCAAGGTCGTGAATAACGTAAGCTTACTTGTATCATGCCGCCGTGACGCTTTGTTTCAGGTTGTTTGGGTTGATGATGCGACGCCAACAGTATTAGCGGAAGTTGTTGTTGGTTCAGGCCAATACAGCCTCGCTGAACTCATCCCATCTCTTGAATTCACAACCGGCGCAACAGGCGATCAAAAGTTAAAGCTCGTAGCGAAAAACTTCGAACCGTTGTCGTCGCTCCGTGGTACAATTTCGGCAGTTGAAGTTCAATAACAATAGTCAGCATAGGAGACGCCTGTCATGGCTCTTAAATTCGTTCGCAAGAGTTTTAAAAGCGGTTTATGCAAAGTTGTAGAAATGGTTCAAGTAGAAAAAGAGGAAATGGTTGCAGGCGAGCTCGTTAAAAAGCTTATTGATGAACCTTCCGTTTTACTCTTGAAACCAAGCGACCTTGGCAAAGTCTTCGAATTCAAAAACGAAGTTGCAGTCCTTGCAAAATATCCGGTCCTTTTTGAAAAGGCTTAATGCCATGCAAAAAAACAACATAATCCTTGCGCTCGCGCTCGCGGGCGTTTTTTCTTTTAGCGCACTGGCAGTTGATCCTGTTCCGGTCATGCGCACAAACATCACGGACGCAACCGAAGCGCAGGTTGCCGAAGTGTTCCTTTCATCCGGAAGGTATCGCTTAGGCGTTGACATCGGCGCTGGGCCGTTCGCTGTTACGCAATCCGGAACGTGGAACCTGAATAACATTTCAGGAACTATTTCACTTCCAACAGGCGCTTCAACTTCAGCAAACCAAACAACGCAAATTACAGCGTTACAATTAATTGATAACCCGGTTGGTTCCGCTTCCGGAGGCACGGCAGGAACAAGTTCATTCCTTGCCGGTGGCGCTTACAATACGTCTTTGCCATCGCTTACGAACGGCCAGCAAAGCAGCCTTCAGTTAACGTCAAATGGACTGCTTAGAACGGACGGAACGATCACAAGCACTGTCGGTTCGTACGTTGATAAGGGTTCATTCGTTTATGGAACCGATAAGTTTAACCCAACGGGTGGAATTTATCAGGACACAAGCCCAACATTAACCGCAGGGCAAGTAGGCGTTTCGCGCATGACGCCACATCGTGGTCTGCATGTTAACCTTCGCGACAGTAGCGGCGTTGAATTCGCAACGGCAACGAATCCACTCATTATTGCACCGGCAAATTCCCTTGGTTCATTAAAGTTTGGCGACGTAACGACTGCGGCAACGACACAAGTTTCAGTTAGGCGCACGGCTTATACGGAACAGACAACCAACGCACAGCGCTCAATTCAGTCTGCCAATGCAAATGATACGGCGGCGGGAACAGGTGCGCGTACGGTCCTCATTACTTATTTTGACCAAACAGGCGCGGGTCCATTTACTGAAACGATAACTTTAAATGGTGTTACATGCGTCGCAACCGTTTCGAGTACGATTGCTTTCATTGAAAAAATGGAAGTTTTAACAGTCGGAAGCACGGGTTCAAACGTTGGAATTTTAACCTTAAGAGCAACCAATGCTTGCGGCGGTGCAACGATTGGAACCATTGCTGCAACCGATAAAAGAACGTTTTGGGCACACCACTATGTTGCTTCCGGAAAGGTCGCAAACATTACCGGCGTATCAGTAAGTCATAACGGAACTACGGTTGGTTCAGGCGGCGTATTTTTATTAAGAGCTGCACCTATTCCTTCAGCAAACCAAGTTGAAGCACAAATATCTGACTTCATTCGTTTGTATGGTCAATCAAGTACATTTTCCCGTGTCTACTCATCTCCAATTAAAGTAACAGGACCGGCAAGAATTACATTTTTTGTAACGCCTGAAACTGGTTCGTCAACCGTTTACCGTGGTTCAATGGATTTTTACGAACAATAAGGAAATTTAAATGGCTAGCAATGAAACAACGGACGGTAGAGAAATCGTAGCAATCAACCGAATACCAGCCGGTCATACGATTTACCCAACTGGGCAAGGCGATGCCATTTCATCAAATGGATACGCAGCTGGTACTGAACTTATTTTCGACGCAAGCAACAAAGTAAAACGCTTTCAAATGCTCGGGCATTGGTACGGAATCGGTGGGCGCATTGTCTGGGAAGGTGCAGACATGTCGGACCACATTAATGCTGTATTAAAAGCGCCTGCAACAGCACACGCTGTTAATGAAGCTGGCAACGTTACAAAAATTCCACTCGGCGGCGGCGCACATTTATTTGTTCCGGTGCCTGAAAATGGTGG